ATCTGAAGAATCGCAAGGATTAGAAGGCGCACGTAAAATGTTTCAAACATCAAAAAGATTAGAGGAAGTAATTTAATATGTCTGTACAGGAACAAGTAACTAGACCAGCACCTTTTGTAGAAACGTTAGGTGAAGATCTAGCAAAACAGGTTGTAGCTCAATCAGGTGTACCTTTAGTTACACAAGGGATAGGCAGCCTAACAAAACAACCAGGTGAGACAGATGCAGGATTTAAAGCAAGACAAGATGCTGCAAGAGCATTTACAACAAGACAACAAAATTTAGCAGGACTTGCACCACAAGTTGCAGGTCAAACTGCGCTACAACAACAAGCACAAACTTTAGCAGAAGCTCAAGCAGGCACAACCGGTATTGCTGGATTTCAACCATTTTTAACTTCAGCACAACAAGAAGCACAACTTGCTAGTGGATTAGGAACTGTATCTCTTGGACAGTTAGGAACAGCAGCAGCAACAATAGGTGGAGTTCAATTAGGAGCACCAACAACAGCACAAACTCAAGCTTTTACATCACCTTTTCAAGCACAAGTTATTGATGCAACATTAGCAGAATTTGATCGTAACAAAGCTATACAACAGCAACAGATACGAGATCAACAAGCAGCTTTGGGTGTGCTCGGCGAAGGTCGAGCGGGAGTGCAACTCGCAGAGTTTGGCACAGGGGCTGCGAGAGAAAGAGCTTTACTACAAGCTAATCTCTTGCAACAAGGTTTTCAACAAGCGCAAGCCGCAAGACAACAAGATATACAAAATAGATTTGGAGTAGGACAAGCGCAAGCAGGTCTTGCGGGAGCTACTCAAGGTTTAGGAGGATTTAGATCAGCGTTAGCAGGTCAACAAGCAGCTTTAGGACAAGCTACAACAGGAATTGCAGGAACTAACATAGGACGTTTAGGTTCATTGGGCGCATTGAATCAAGCGCAACAACAAGCACAACTTGATGCACAAAGAGAAGCAGTAAGACAAGCTGCATTCCAACCACAAGAACAACTAGATAGATATGCAGGTCAAGTAGCGGGGATCATGGGTGGCTATCCAGGTCAGGTAGCAACAACAAATATACCTAACCCTACACCATTACAGACAGCTCTTGGTGTTGGTACAACACTCGCAGGTATATATGGAGGCATAACAGGTAAATTCTAATGATGAACAGGATTTTAAAAAGACCAATGTTTAGAATGGGTGGATCATCCACTAGTGGTATAACATCAGGATTAGATAGAGCGCCTTATAAGGCTGGAACAAAACCAATAGACTACCCAGGAACTCAAGCAGAATATGACGCTGAAATGAAAATGTTGCAAAATAAAGGTATCTTTGATTCATCAGGACAAAGAACTGGTGGTTCAGGGGAGCTTGAAAAATTAATTCCTAAATCAAACGTAGAAGACACACAAAATCTAATGTTATTAGATGCTATGGGAGATGGAAAAAAGAAAAATACATTTAATTTAGAAAATTTAAAAGAAGGTGATAACGATGTTAAATCAGAGTTTGAAAGAAGACAAGCTTTAGCAGACTCAATACTAGGTGGATCAGCACTGCCTATGTCTAGTTTCTTAACACAGTTTGGTTTAAACTTAGCTTCCGCTTCACCTAGAGGCGGGTTAATTGCTACAGCTGCAGAGGCTGCAAAAGAACCATTAAAAACTTTTCAAGCTATGAAAGTACAAGAGAGATCTGAAGATAAAGATTTATTAGAGTCTGTAATAGAATCTATGAGTGAAGAAGATTTAAGTGCATTAGAGAAAAAAGTTAAACGTGGTGTTGAGTCTGGATTTTTTAAAACTGAAGCAGAGGGTTATAGAAAATTATTAAAAAAAGATATAGAAGGTGTTCAATTTGGACCAGGTGAATTAGATAGAATAAATGTTTCAAGATACGCAGACGCTTATGTAAAATCTGATGCAGGAGAGGATTTAACTTTACCTGCAGCCGAAAGTGTTTTTAGAGTATATCAACAAGTTGAAAAAGGTAAAATAACAGGAGCAGACGCTTCACAGTTTGATCCAAACAGATATCACATATCAGGTGCAGAAAAACAAGCTGAAATAGTTAACGGTGAAGAAACAGGTAGAGATATACTTGTTTTAGGTGATGCTTTAGATCAAGAAGATTATTTTAAAGGTAGTATTTACGTAAACCCAGGTGAAAATAAAGTATATAGATTCGACGGCACTAAATTTGTACCAGTCGGAGAATAGGAGGCGTTGTGGCTGAAGAAAGAAGCTTCCTTCAAAAGTTATTAAATCCTACCGAGGAAGAAAAACAAAATATAATTAAACAAATTGAAGAGGGTAGAAAGTACGCAAGAATACTTGATAAAGAAGGTTTTAAAGCTTTTGTTACAAGAGTTGCGGAACAAGAAGCTCTGGACCAAGGACAAACAGAGCAAGAGGTTTTAGAAAATAGAAACAAAGTAGAACAACTTTTAAAAACTAACGACTCTGTAATAAATAAATTTATACCCACAGGTAAAGTAGCTGAAATAGAAAGTAATAAAAATTTTTTTGGTTCGGCTCAAGCAGCTGAACCTGATGAAATACCTGAAATAAAAAAAGAAAGATCTCTTGGTATACCAAAAGATGAATTTAATGAAATATCCACAGGAGAATCTGTTGCTAATGCAATGGTTAGTGGGTTAATAAAAATACCGCAAGGTTTTGTTAATTTTGGAACTTTAATTTATGACGCATTTCAAGA